CACAGGGCAACCAGAGAAGGTGGTAGCGATTGCTCAAACAGCGTGGACACCAGAGGTTGTAGCAGCCTATGAAGCAGCGCAGCAAAATCAAATCGGAGCTTAATCATGTCTGAAGTTATTCAAGAAGTACCCAGCCAAGCAGAACTTGACCGCCATTTCTCAGCAATGGGTGACTCGGTGGATCTCATCAACGCTATTGTTGCCGGTACTCGGATGCAAAACGAACCAGCGCAAGAGCGTCAAGACTGCATCAAGCGCAACGTGGAGCATCTTGAGCTTATGATTGCAAAGGGATGGTTCGATGATCGTGATCTCACGGCAACAAACGCAGCTATTGCTGCGGGTAAAGCTTATCAAGCCTAAAGGAAAACCATGAACGACCAGGACGTAACCGTAAAACTTTCCCTGATGAACAACATCATCGGGTATCTAGGCACACGGCCTTATGGTGAAGTGTTTCAGATCGTACAAGCCATTCAAGAGCAAGTAGCGCCACAACTTCAAGTAGCCCCTGAAGTAAAAGCGGAAGAGTAGATGGACGACAAAACCCACGAGCTAGCCGTACTCAAAGCGCAGGCTAAGATTCGGCTTGAAGAGCTTAAAGCACAAGACTCGGCCAAAGAAGTAGCAGGCAAAGCCATTGGCGAAGATGGGCTGCTTTATATCTTCCTGATCGTGATCGTGGGTGTCGGTGCATCTCTTTTCCTTGAAGGCGAAAAAATTGCTGCTGTTATGGGTCTTCTTGGTGCTTCACTTACTGCACTTATTCAAATGCTGAATGGGATTGCAGGTACTGCGCCCAAGCAGGAGAAGCCTGAGTTTGAAGTCATCAAGGATCTCATCACTCGGTTGGACAAGCTTGATCGTGCCGAGCCACCTATGCAGGTTGATGTTGAAGGCAGCAAGGTAACAGTCAAGAAGGGTGCCGACATCGTAACTGCTAAGGGGTAATTATGTTTGAGCTACTTAGCGGCGGTCTTTTAGGCTCCATCTTTGGTGGCATCTTTCGGCTTGCTCCTGAAGTCCTGAAGTTCTTGGACAAAAAGAACGAACGCCAGCATGAACTCAGCATGTTCCAACTACAGACCGATCTGGAGAAGATGCGGGGCGAGTTCAAGATGGAGGAGAAGTATGTTGACTACTCTATCCAGCAGATGGATACCATCAAAGCTGCGTTTCAAGAGCAAGCTGAAACGGCTAAGGCAGCGGGTTGGTTTGTGGCTGCTATCTCGGCGTTGGTTCGTCCGGGGATTACTTGGGCTTTGTTCTTTATGTATGCGGCAGTCAAGGCGGCTGCGCTTGTTATCGCGTTTAAAACGGGTGCAGATTGGACCGAGGTCGTGAGCAAGTGCTGGGATGAGGATGATTTTGGTGTATTTACAATGTGTATCACGTTTTGGTTCGTTGGGCGCAGCGTAGAGAAATATCAGAAATCGTGAATGAGGCTAAGAAGCTTTGCAAGGATGTACTGATCAAGCCTTTTGAAGGCTTGGCAAAGCGTTTGCCTGACGGACGTGTAACGGCTTATCCCGACCCCGGAACCCGTGGGCACCCTTGGACAATCGGTTGGGGAGCCACAGGGCCGGACATCAACCCAGGAACCGTCTGGACAATGCAGCAGTGCGAGGATGCGCTGGACCACCACGTTGAATACTTTGTCAGGGGGCTTTTTAAGATGTCTCCCAAACTTCAAACTGCTTTACCAAGACGCATTGCCGCCGTGACAAGCTGGGCTTACAATTGTGGCTTAGGAAACTATCGGGTTTCCACGTTCAAGAAACGTATTGATGCGGGGGACTGGGATGGTGCAGCCGATCAGTGCTTATTGTGGAATAAAGCTGCCGGTAGAGTCCTCCCCGGCCTTACACGCCGACGTGCGGCTGAAGCTGCATTGATGAGGTGAGCGATGCCACTCAAAAAGATATTATTAAAGCCGGGGGTTAATAAAGAAAACACTCGGTATACCAACGAGAACGGTTGGTATGTATCTGACAAAGTGCGGTTTCGCCAAGGCACCCCTGAAAAGATTGGCGGATGGTCACGTATATCCCCCTATACTTTCCAAGGCGTATGTCGTTCTTTATGGAACTGGGTCACGCTAGGGTTTGAAAACCTTATGGGGGTTGGGACCAACCTCAAATATTATGTGGAGCGTGGGGGGTACTACAACGACATCACGCCAATTCGCGCAACTTCAACCATTAATAACAATCCGTTTGCACTTACTGCATCTACTACGGTAACAGTTACTGACACAGCACACGGAGCCATAACAGGCGATTTTGTTACATTTAGTGGCGCTGTGGATATTGGTGGAGTTGGTACAAACGTTACCGCGTCGGTGCTTAATCAAGAGTTTCAAATTACTCGTGTTGACGCTAACACCTACACCATCACTATTTCTGTTACGCCTAATGCTACAGCTATAGCTGCTTCCCCCGGTGGTGGAGCTTCAGTTGTTGCGGCATATCAAGTCAACACTGGCCCTGCGTATCAATTACCGCTAACGGGTTGGGGTGGTGGAGGTTGGGGGCTTGGAACTTGGGGTTTTGGTAGCGGGGCAACCGACTCTTTGCGCTTATGGTCTGCCAGTAATTGGGGCGAGGATTTAATTTTTGGACCTCGTGGTGGTGGGCTGTATTACTGGGATGCAGGGAATCTTGCTACTAATCCTGTTGGACGAGGCGTTAATGTCAATACGCTAGGGGGTACTGTAACCCTAACCATTGCAACACCCTGTGTTATCACGCTGTCAAATATTTTGGCAGAAGGCACGGCAATTAAACTTGCCACAACGGGCGCACTACCTACTGGGCTTACTGCGGGTACGACGTACTATTTACGTAATGTCGATGGTGCTACGGCTAATCTTTCAGCTACGGTAGCTGGGGCGTTAATAAATACATCAGGGTCACAGTCGGGCACTCAAAGTATTTCTGAGCTTGTTGATGTTCCCACTTTGCAAAACTATATTCTTGTATCGGACACTTCTAGATTTGTGCTGGTATTTGGTACAACAGAGTACGGCGGCACAACGCTTGACCCTATGCTTATTCGGTGGTCAAACCAAGAATCGGTTGTTGATTGGGTGCCGTCTTCGTTAAATCAAGCAGGGTTTGTACGGTTGTCCCACGGCTCGGAAATCGTCACTGCTTTACAGGCTCGCCAAGAAGTTGTGGTGTGGACTGATTCTTCGCTTTATTCGCTTCAGTATGTTGGTGCGCCCCTTGTTTGGACTTCCCAATTGCTTGGGGACAATATATCAATTGCAGGGCAAAATGCTGCGGCAATTGCTTCTGGTATTGTGTTTTGGATGGGCGTAGATAAATTCTATCGCTACGACGGTCGAGTGCAAACACTTCGTTGTGATCTTCGTCGGCATGTATTTAGTAACATTAACTTTAATCAAAACCAACAAATTTTTGCTGGAACTAACGAAGGTTTTAATGAAGTTTGGTGGTTTTACTGTTCGGCTGACGCTACGGCAGTTGATTCTTATGTTGTTTACAACTACGCCGAAGATATTTGGTATTACGGCTCATTAGCGCGTACGGCTTGGATTGATTCTGGGTTAAGAGATTACCCTGTTGCGGCTACGTACAGCTACAACCTTGTCAACCATGAGCAAGGAATTGATGACAACGAAACCGGTACGACGTTGCCTATTGAGGCTTATATCGAGTCGGCTGAATTTGACATCGACGATGGCGAGAAGTTTGGGTTTATCTGGCGTATGGTGCCGGATCTGACATTCCAAGGATCAACCGCAGGTACCCCACAAGTTACGATGACCATGTACGGCATGAACGGATCAGGGTCTGGGTTTAACACCGAAGCAGCTAAAGCAGTTGCTCGTACATCCACGATCACGATTGAACAGTTCACCAATATTGTCTACACCCGCATCCGTGGGCGGCAAATGATTATGAAGATTTCATCGGACGGGCTTGGTACAACTTGGCAGCTTGGCGCACCCCGTATTGACATTCGTCCTGATGGACGTAGATAGATGTACAATAAACAAAACAGCATGTACAATAAAACCTTCATTATTTTGGAGGTTGCTATGGGGCGTTTTGTTAATCGCGTAGGGCAAATTTTTGGGCGTTTACAAGTGCTGTCTAGAGCAGGCACAGACCACAACAAAAAAGTGCTTTGGCGATGTGTTTGTTCTTGTGGTAAAGAAGTTTTAGTGCCTTCAGGCAGTTTAGTTACTAAAAACACCACCTCTTGTGGATGCTATTTAAAAGAACGTATTACTAAACATGGGGGGTATGGTAAATCTTCCTACAACACTTGGCGGTCTATGATCCGTCGTTGTACTGTACCTACGGATAAAGATTACCCTCGATGGGGGGGTCTAGGAATTACTGTGTGTTCTAGATGGTTAAAATATTCTAATTTTGCCGCAGATATGGGGGAACCTGAAGGTGCCCAAACTTTAGATCGAATTAATCCTTATGGTAACTACCAACCAGATAACTGTCGTTGGGTACTGCCAACTATTCAAGCGCGTAATATTCGGATACCAAAGACTAATAAAGCTGGTGTAATTGGAGTTATTAACGTATATGCTGATAAATGGATGGCTTCAATAACTGCAAATAAAAAAAGATACTACGCTCCTGTTCGTAATTCAGTCGCAGAAGCTGCGGCGGATCGTAAAAATCTTGAGTGTTTGTATTGGGGGAAAGAGTGA